GGTACTCACGATGGTGGATGTGCTGGTGGAATGTGTACCTGCGATTGCCAACGGCGCATTGGAGCTGATTTCCGGGGTGCTGGCGGCCCTGGCAACTTACACACCCCAGATCGTGGACTCTCTGATGGGGTTCCTGATCGGGCTGATCGAGGGGATTGCCCGAAACATGCCGGCGCTGATTCAGGTGGCAATTGATCTGCTCATGTCCTTCTTCTCCGGTATCGTATCGGCTCTCGGCGGGATCGATACCGACGCCCTGCTCAAGGGCATCGTCGGGATCGGGCTGCTGAGCGGCATTATGGTGGCGCTGGGAGCGCTGGCCGGCCTTATCCCCTCGGCCATGGTCGGAGTCCTCGGTCTCGGCGTAGTCATCGCGGAGCTGGCTCTGGTCCTGGCGGCGGTGGGCGGTCTTGCCCAGATTCCCGGGCTGGAGTGGCTCATCAGCGAGGGCGGGCAGCTCTTGCAGACCATCGGCAGCGCCATTGGCGGATTCATCGGCGGCATCGTCGGCGGATTCATGAGCGGCGTATCCGGCTCCTTCCCGCAGATCGGGGCAGATCTGGCCCAGTTTATGACCAATGTGCAGCCGTTTATTGACGGAGCCCGCGGCATCGACGCCTCCATGCTGGACGGCGTAAAAGCCCTTACCGAGGCAATCCTTCTGATTACGGCCGCCGACCTGCTGGAAAGCCTGACTTCCTGGCTGACCGGAGGTTCCTCTCTGTCCGCCTTTGCCGAGGAATTGGTCCCCTTCGGCGAGGCGATGATGAAATTTTCCAACACCATCTCCGGCCTGGACGGAAATCTGGTGAGCACCGCGGCCATCGCAGGCAAAACGCTGGCCGAAATGGCGGCGACCCTGCCCAACAGCGGAGGCGTAGCCGGATTCTTCACCGGAGAGAACGATATGGGCGAGTTCGGAAACCAACTGGTTGGTTTCGGCGAGTCCATGATGCGGTTCGCCGCGAGCATCAAGGGTCTTGACGCCGATGCGGTGGCCAACGCCGCAACAGCGGGGAAAGCCCTGGCCGAAATGGCGGCGACCCTGCCCAACAGCGGAGGCGCGGTGGAGTTCTTCGCCGGAGGCAACGACCTGGACGCCTTTGGGAAAAATCTGGTCCCCTTTGGCCGGGCTATCAAGTCCTATTCCGACGCGGTCAAGGGGCTGGACGCCGACGCGGTGAACAGCTCGGCCATCGCGGGGAAGACGCTGGTGGAGCTGGCCAATACCATCCCGAATACGGGAGGGCTGGTGGCGTTCTTCACAGGAGACAACGACCTGGAGACCTTTGGCGACCAGCTGGTGCCCTTCGGGGAGGCGATGAAAGCCTATTCCGACAGCCTGGCCGGCTTGGACGCCAACGCGGTGACCGCCTCGGCCACAGCGGCGAAAGCGCTGGCCGAACTTCAAAATACCCTGCCTAACGTGGGCGGGGTGGTGGACTTCTTCACGGGCGGAAATGACCTGGAGACCTTCGCAAATGGTCTGATCCCCTTTGGGGAAGGTATGAAAGCCTATTCCGACGCGGTGAGCGGCATGAACCCGGTAGCTGTGGCGGCCTCTGTCACGGCGGCTCGGGCTCTGGCCGCGCTCCAGGCGTCTCTCCCCAGCGTGGGCGGCGTGATGGAGTTTTTCACCGGCGGGAACGACCTTGAGACATTTTCTAATGGCATTACGCCCTTCGGCGAGGCGATGAAAGCCTATGGAGAGGCTATCTCGGACATCAAGCCGGAGGCCGTGTCGGCATCCGCCACTGCGGCAATGGCACTGGCCGAGCTCCAGGCAGCCCTGCCCAGCGTGGGAGGCATCGTCTCCTTCTTCACGGGCGGAAACGACCTGGGGACCTTCTCAGAGGGCATCCTGCCGTTTGGCAAGGCCATGAAGGCCTACGGAGAGGCTGTGGCCGACGTGAACCCGGAAGCGGTGGAGGCCTCGGCCGCGGCGGCCCGGTCGCTGGCGGAGCTGCAAAGCATCCTGCCTCAGGTGGGAGGGGTCATGTCCTTCTTTACCGGGGGCAATGATCTGGGCGCCTTCTCGGAGGGCATTGTGCCCTTCGGCGACGCCATGCGGAAATACAGCATCGCCGTGTCCGACGTACAGCCGGAAGCGGTGGAGGCCTCCGCCATAGCGGCGCAATCCCTGGCACAGCTCCAGACGGCCCTCCCCAATGTGGGCGGGGTCATGACCTTCTTTACAGGCGGAAATGACCTGGAGACCTTTGCCGCCGGCGTCATCGCGTTTGGGGACGCCATGCGGAAATATGGTCAGGCTGTGGCGGGGATTGATCCCGAGGCGGTGACGGCCTCGGCTGTGGCGGCCCAGTCCCTGGTCCAGCTCCAGACAGCCCTGCCCAATATGGGCGGCGTGATGGAATTCTTCACTGGCGGGGCGGACCTCTCCGTATTTGCGGCCGGCATCGTACCCTTTGGGGACGCCATGCGGCAATACAGCAGCGCGGTAGCCGGAGTCGAGCCGGAGGCGGTAACGGCCTCAGCCTCTGCCGGTCAGGCGCTGGTGGAACTATCCAAAACCCTGCCCAATACGGGCGGTCTGATCTCCTTCTTCACCGGAGGGACCGACCTCTCCGCATTTGGCAGCGACCTTACAGCCTTTGGCGAAGATCTGGCCGCCTATGCGGAGGCCATCAAGGGCGTACAGCCGGAGGCGGTGACGGCCTCGGCCAACGCCGCCCAGGCGCTGTCCAATCTGGCCACGGGGCTGCCGGACAGCAGCCTGTTCGACAAGTGGTTCGGAGGGGACCAGACCCTGGCGTCCTTCGGAAACGAGATCTCCAAATTCGGCGCATCCATGCAGGACTACTACGACCAGATCTCCGGTATCGATATCCGGCAGATGTCCGATGTAGTGGCCCAGGTATGGAACCTACTGGAACTGGCGGAGGGGGTCAACGGCGTCAGCACCGCCGGGCTTTCCGGCTTTGCGGACAGCATGAGGAGGATGGGCGACGCCGGAGTCAGCAGCTTTGCCGACGCCTTCCGCAACTGCGGGGATACCATCAACGGCGCTGTCGGCAGTATGCTGTCCACCGTCAGCGTGTCCATTGCCGCCAACGTATCCACGGTCAACGGGGCCATGAGCGCCCTTGTGGGGTCCATGGCTGAAATCGTGGACGGCAAGGCGGCTGTGATCCGGGACGCGATAAAAGGATTGATGGCGGACATGTGCCGCACCATCACCTCCTCGTCCGGAGCCTTCCGTTCCGCTATGGGGACGGCGCTCCAGGCGTCGGTCCGGGAAATCAACAGCATGAAGGCCGAGTTCACCGCCGCCGGCAGAAACGTGGGCGACGGCTTTGTCATCGGCGTCCGGTCCAAGCTGAGCAATGCCAGCTCCGCCGGCAGGAGCCTTGGCCTGGCCGCTCTGAACGCGGCAAAGAAGGCCCTGGACAGTCATTCCCCCTCCCGTGAGTTCATTCATCTGGGTGAGAACATGGGCGAGGGCCTGGCCATCGGCGCCAGGAACAGCATCGTTCCCGCGGCCCAGGCTACATCCAAGATGATCGACGAAGTCATCAAGGTCAGCTCCAAGGGGATCGACGCCTTTCAGGAGTGGGCCAGCGAGAAGCAGTACTACGGCGAGCTGAGCCTGATGGACGAGCTTGCCGGGTGGGAGAACCTGCAAAAGAAATACCGGGCAGGCAGCGAAGAGCGGATCAAGATCGACCGGGAGGTTTATCGGGTTCAAAATGAGCTGGTATCTTCCACTTATCAGGCCTCTCTCGACTGGATCGAGGAGGAGAAGTATTACAACCGCCTGAGCACCGAGGAGGAGCTTGCCGCTTATGAGCGGATGCAGAAGCGATACCTGGAGGGGAGCGAGGAACGCAAGAAGATCGACAGGGAGGTGTACAGCCTCCGGAACCAGCTGATGGAGGAGTCCTATCAGAGATCCATGGATTGGATCGAGGAGGAGAAGAACTACGGCCGGCTGAGCCTGGCCGACGAGCTGGCGGCCTATAAGCGGGTGCAGAGCCGCTACGCGGCCGGTACCGACGAGCGCAAGGAGATGGACCGGAAGGTCTACGAGATGGAGAAGGAGATCTACGAGGCCCAGAAGCAGTACATTTCCGACGTGCAGGAGGTCCAGGCGTCCGCTAATCAGCAGCGGCTCCAGCTGGAGCAGGAGTATGCCGACAAGGTCAAGTCCATCAACGAGCAGCTGGAACAGGACATCCAGTCCCTGAACGACCAGTATCAGGACGCGGTAAAGTCTCGCACCAAGAGCCTCTATCAGTCTTACGGCCTCTTTGATGAGGTGACGAAGAAGGAGTCGGTCAGCAGCGAGACGCTGATGAAGAACCTGGAGGGCCAGGTGCAGGAGTTCGGCGAATGGCAGGATATCCTGGGGCAGCTCTCCGCGAAAGGCGTCGATTCCGAGCTGATCGGCGAGCTCCAGGAGATGGGGCCGTCGGCCATCGCGGAGATCCGCGCCCTCAACTCCATGAGCGATGAGGAGCTGGACAAATACGTCTCCCTCTGGTCGCTGAAGCACGCCCAGGCCCGGGATCAGGCTACCACAGAACTGGAGAGCCTGCGCATTGAGACCCAGAACAGCATCGCGCAGCTGCGGGAAGACGCCGCTGTGGAACTGGAGGAATACCGGGCCACCTGGCAGGCGGAAATGGACCAGCTGGAGGCGGACACCAGCAGCCAGCTGGAATCGCTGCGCAAGGAGTTCTCGGAGAATGTGGGGCTGATCAAAAAGGACACCGAAGCCGAGATGAAGGCCATGACAGAGGCGGCCACGAAGATCCTGAAGGAGGCGGGCTGGACGGAAACGGGCCAGCAGATCCCAGAGGGGCTTGCTCAGGGCGTCTCTCAGAGCAGGAGTTCCTTTATCGACGAGCTGACCAGCATGGCGCTGGCAGGCGTGGAAGCAGTGAAGGACACGCTGGACATCAACTCCCCTTCCCGGGTCTTCCGGGAATTGGGCAACTTCACAGGCCTCGGCTTTGTGAAAGGGATCGCGGACTACGCCGGAAGGTCCTACGACGCCGGAGCCGGCATTGCCGATTCCGCCTCAGAGGGCATTTCAGCCGCCATGTCCGCAGCCATTGAACTTCTCAGCGGGGATATGGAGGCGCAGCCCACGATCCGCCCGGTGCTGGACCTCTCCGACGTGAGCCGGGGAGCCAGCCAGCTGAACAGCCTGTTCTACCCTCAGCGGACCATCGGCCTCGCGGGCCAGGCGAGCATCTCGCTCCGGGATTCCGGACGGGACGGCGGCATGACCGTCAGCGTTGACAACGGGGACATCGTGGAAGAGCTGCGCTCCCTGCGGAGCGAAATGGCCGGCATGATGGACCGGATGGAACGGATGCGGGTAGTCATGGATACGGGCAGGCTGGTGGGAGAGCTGGCCGCGCCCATGGACAACGCCCTCGGGCAGAGGGCAGCACGAAGAGGAAGGGGGAACTGAGCTTTGTACCATTCCATTACCTTTGGCGAAAAGAACACCTGGGATGACTGGCGGCTGGTCCCCTCCTCCCGGCCGGTGTTCAATCCGCCTGCACAGAAGGTAAAGGCGCTGGAAATACCCGGTGGGGACGGGGTCATCGATTTATCCCAGTCTCTCACCGGGTACCCGGTGTACCAGAACCGGACGGGCTCCATCGAGCTGATCGTGATGAACGACTTCAAGCCCTGGCACATGGCCTATTCCGACATTATGGATTATCTCCACGGGCAGAAGCTCCGGGCCATTCTGGAAGACGACCCGGAGTATTTCTACGAGGGGCGGTTCACCGTCAACACCTGGAAGTCGGAAAAGGACTGGTCCCGCATCACTATTGATTACGATGTGGGCCCCTATAAATGGTCGGTGCTGTCTTCCACGGACGACTGGCTGTGGGACCCGTTCAACTTTCAAAATGGCGTGATCCGGACGACGCTGTTCAAGAACATCGCCGTGACGGATGAAAAGAAGACCCTGCGGCTGGACGCCGTCCTCTTTGGGCGGGCCCCGGTCTGCCCGGAGTTCCGCACCTCCAGCAGCGACGAACGGGGCGTACACATCCGCTTTGTTAACCCGACGCTGGGGCTGGACGAGACCAAGCTGCTCCCGGACGGGACAATGCAGTTTCCGGAGTTTGTATTCTTCGGAGGGCAGGGCGCCACCCTGGAGCTCTGGTGCGACACCGGAACGGGGACGGTCTCCGTGGATTTCAGAGCTGGGAGGTTGTGACCGATGTACAGTATTTACGCGGACGGCGTGTGCATCTATAACGATGTATCTTCGCTGGACAATATGAAGGTCATAGACCCGAAGCTGACTCTGGAGGACAGCGCGGCAGGCTCCCTGGAGCTGACGCTCCCCCCGACCAACGCGGCCTATGGCACCATCGTGCGCATGGTCACGGATATTTCGGTGCGAAAGCACGGAGAGGAGATCTGGGCCGGACGGGCCCTCTCGGAGAGCAGGGATTTCTGGAACAACCGGGTGTTCTACTGCGAGGGAGAGCTGGCCTTTTTCAACGATTCGGCCCAGCCGCCAGCGGAATACGCCGGATCGTCCATCCGGGAACTGCTGAAGTCCCTCATCGAGGTCCACAACAGCCAGGTGGGGGGAAACCGCCGGTTTGCGGTGGGCGCGGTGACGGTAGCGGACGAGGATTTTCCCAGCTATCACACCAACTATGAGAAGACCATGGAGGTGCTCAACGCCCTGGTGGAGTCCTACGGCGGACACCTCCGGGTGCGGAAGGAAAACGGCACGCGGTATCTGGACTATCTGAAGGAGTACCCAGATACTTGCAGCCAGGTCATCCAGTTCGGCTCCAATCTGCTGGACTTCACCCGCAACTGGGATTCCACGGAGTACGCCACCGCCATTATCCCGCTGGGCAACCGGCTGGACGACAGCCCCATCGAGGCGCTGGACGCCTATCTGACGGTGGAGAGCGTGAATGACGGGAGCATCTACGTCCAGTCGGAGGAGGCCGTCAAGGAGTACGGCTGGATCGCAAAGACCGTGAGCTGGGACGACGTGAGCGACCCGACGGTCCTGCTGGAAAAGGCCAAAGCCTATCTGACGGATCTCCAGTTCGACAATCTGGAGCTGGAGCTGAGCGCCCTGGACCTGCACTATCTGGACGTGGATACGGAGGCGGTCAAGCTGCTGGACGAGATCCGGGTCATTTCCCGCCCACACGGGCTGGACAGGATGTTCCCGGTGACCAAGCTGGAGATCCCGCTGGACCATCCGGAGAACACCCAGTTCAAAATGGGGGACTCCGTCAAGGTGAGCCTGACCAGCGTAAACAACCAGACCAACGCGGCGGTGCTGGAGAAGATCGACGGCCTGCCCAAGGCCCACTCCATCCTCAAGGAGGCCCAGGAGAACGCCACCCACATCATGAATATGGCGACCACGGGCTACATCACCATCACCCGGGACGAGTACGGCTCGGACACGCTGTATATTTCCAACGTCCGGGATTATGCCAAGGCGGACAAGCTGTGGAAATGGAACATGAACGGCCTTGGGTACTCCAACGACGGCGGGAAGAGCTTTGGGCTGGCCATCACCATGGACGGCTCCATCGTGGCCAACTATGTCAACACGGGAGTGCTGAGCGCCGACGTGATCCGGGCGGGGGTGCTCAAGGACGTCAGCGGCAACTTCTCCCTGGATATGACGACGGGGATGCTGACCATGAAAAAGGGCTCCATCAACATCGGCGGGAACTTCATCGTGGACGAGCAGGGAAACCTGACCGCGCGGAGAGGCACCTTCGCTGGGACGCTGCTGGCCGCCAAGGGCACCTTCGGGGGCACGGTGCAGGCGGAGGACTTTCTGGACAAGTACGGGAACAGTATGCTGGACATGGCCAAGGAGAAGTTCACGGCCGGGTATCTGGACCTGTACGGACTGACCATCACCAACAAGAGCACCGGGACCGTCACCTTCTCCGTGGGGCCGACGGGGCTTATCACGATCAACGGCCAGGTGACCATGGAGGCCGGGAGCACCATCAACTGGGCCCAGGTGAGCAACCAGAACATCACCTCCAACCCGGCGTATTCGCTGGCGAACAACGCCTACAACCTGGCGGACGAGGCCTATTCCGAGGCGGAGGTGGCCTATGACCGGGCAAACCGGGCGTATAAGCTGGCCAACTCCATTGAGTTCCCCTATTACATCAAGAACACCTACATCGATTCCACCACCATCCGCGCCCCAATCATCGAGGGCGGAGAGTTCTACGGAAGCGAGTTCAACGTCATTTCCGACGGACGTTACGGGAGCTTTAACCTGCACGGCGAGTATTCCGGCCGCCGGTACCATTTCCTGACGATCGAATACTACGAGAGCGACGTACCGTACATCAATATTTACAGCCCGGACGGCGGGTATATCCGCATTGGGGAGCGCGGCTCTGTGATCTATTTCAATGGAACGGTGGATTTCAGCAGCGCCAAGGTTTACGGACTGCCCACAGGAGGAAAGGAAACATGAAGAAAACACTGAAAAACGCCCGCATGATGGAAATGCTCCACCAGCTCCAGCCTCTGCTCTCCCGCAGGGACCGGATCGGCTATATCGCCGCCAGGAACTGCCGGATGCTGTCCAACTCCCTGGTGGAGTACGAGACCATCCGCCGGGAGCTGCTGGAGAAGTACGGCGAGGCGGGGACGGACGACAAGGGCGCGCCCATCGTCCAGATCCGGGTGGACTCCCCCAACTTCAAGACATTCAGCGACGAGCTGGCCCAGTTCAACGAGATGGAGCACGAGGTGGAGCTGATGACGGCCAAATATGAGGACGCCGTCGGAGCCCTGTCCGGAGAGGAGATCCTGGCCGTGGACTGGATGCTGGAGGACTGAGAAGAGGTGAAGTGATTTGGCCAATATCAGCGTTTATTTGCAGAAGATCCTGGACGCCATCTACGGCGAGGAGGTGCGCGGCTCCATCCACGACGCGCTGAGCGCGATGAACCAGGAGTCCTCCAGCGCCATGGAGTACGCCCACACCGCCAAGGACTCGGCCTCCGCCTCGGCGGAGCAGGCGAAAGCCGACGCCGAACGGGCAGAGGAGTCCGCCGGAATGGCTGCCGCCGCGCAGGAACAGACTGCCGTCTCGGAGGAGAACGCGAAACGCTACTCCCAGGAGGCCGTGGACGCCGCCGGACGGGCGCAGGCATCGGAACAGACCGCCGTGCAGGCGAAGGACGCCGCCGTCCAGAAGGCCGGAGAGGCGGAGGACTTCAAAAACGCGGCCGCCCTCAGCGAGGCAGAGGCCAAGGGAGCGGAGGAACGGGCCAAGGCTGTGTGCGTCGAGGTGGAGACGCTTGGGGCGCAGGCAACGGCAGACGCCAAGACGGCCCAGGACGCCCGGACCGCCGCAGAAGCCGCCCAGGAGAAGGCCGCGGCCAGCGAGAAAAACGCCAAGGCGTCTGAAGAGACCGCCCTGTACGCAAAAGCCGCCGCCGGGACCGCCCGGGACGAGGCTGTCACCGCCAAGGAGAGCGCCGAGGAGGACGCGTTGACGGCCGTTTCAGCCAAAGACGACGCGGAGGCAGCGAAAACAGCCGCCGAGGCCGCCCGTGAGACCGCGGTGCAGAGCGCCCAGTCCGCGCAGCAGTACAGCGGAAAGCCGCCGAAGCCTCAAAATGGGACCTGGTGGATCTGGGACGCCGGGACACAGGCACATGTGGACACGCATATCTCCTGCGAGCTGGTGGGCCCCACCGGGAACGGCATTCAAAGCATCGAGCAGACTGGCGGCGACCACAGCCCCGGGAGCACGGACGTTTACACCGTCTCCATGACGGACGGCAGCTCCTATCAGGTCCAGGTCTACAACGGCCGGAACGGCACAGGCACGGGAGACGTACTGGGCATCTCCTTCGATCTGATCATCCCGAAGGAGAGTTGGCAGGACGGAAGCGCGGAGGTATCGGACGAGCGTCTGCTGGCCCTCTCCACCCACAAGTACCTGCTGAGCGCGGACCAGGCGAGCAGGGAGGAGTTCATCGGGTGCAACGTCCAGCCCAAGGACATCACCGTCTCCGGGACGCTGGCGTTCACCTGCGACGAGGAACCGACGATGGATCTGACCGTCGCCATCATCCGGCTGGAGCTGTCCGGCAACGGAGCCGTTCAATGAGGAGGGAGCGCGTTTGGAAATCAAAGTAAAGAAAGCCGTTGCCTGGCTTGTGGGCGACGAGAGCCTGATGCAGGGCTCCGACCGGCTCTATCTGGTGGAGTTCACCTTTGACGAGAGCTGGGAGGGCTTTGACAAGACGGCGGTCTTTGAGGCGGGCGGGGTGGAACAGCCCCCGGTGCCGCTGGTGGACGACCGCTGCATCATCCCGTCGGCCTGTCTCGCCGAGGGCGGCGCGGTCCTCCGGGTGGGCATATACGGAGACAAGGGGGCGGAGCACCGGGATACGGTCTGGTGCGCCACCAGCAAAGTGCTCCGGAGGGTGGACGCCGCCCAGCTCACGCCCCCGGTGACGCCCGGGGGAGATGTGACCGCCCAGGTACTGACTATCATCCGGGCCCAGACCGCTACTGACGAGGAGGCGCTGACGGCCATCAACGAGGGATTCCAGTCCGACTGGACGCCCCCGCCCGAGGAGGAAACCCCGGAAAATACCGCCACCAACGAAGAGGCGGAGGACGCGCTGGACGAAATCTTCGGCGCGTGACCGGGGCCGCTTATATTTTTGAAGGAGGGCATTACCATGGCAAACGGAAAACACACCACACTGGACCAGCTGAAGATGCTGGCGCAGCGCACCAAAAACGAGCTGGACGAGCTGGAGGGGAAGATCGGCTCCGGAGGCGGGGCTGAATACTCCATCACCAAGCAGCCGACGGCCGAGGAGGGCTATCTGGCCACCTATCAGCTGACCAAGAACAGTTCCCCCGTGGGAGAGAAGATCAACATCCCCAAGGACTTCCTGGTAAAGTCGGCCTCCATCCAGGAGGTGGAGACCGCGGACCAGCCCTATTCCGGCGCCCAGGTCGGGGGCAAATACATCGACTTCGTAATCAACAGCAAGGAGGGCGACGGGGCCGAGTCCCACGTCTATCTGGCGATCAAGGAGCTGGTGGATACCTACACCGCCGGCAACGGCATCGACATCTCGGGGGCCAACGCGGTGTCGGTCAAGATCGACACGGCCAACGCCAACGGCCTGGAGGCGGGAGCGGACGGGGTGAAGCTGAACCTGGCCACGGCCTCCGCCGCCGGAGCCATGTCCGCCTCCGACAAGGCCAAGCTGGACGGCATTGAGGTGGCCGGGGACCCGGAGGTGGAGTCCATGCTGGAGGAAGTCTTCGGTGCGTCCGAGGCGTAACGCCGGAGAGAAAGGAGCTCTGACACATGGCAGAGAACAAGAAGCTGGCCACGGTGGAGCAGCTGAGGCTGCTGGCAGAGCGGAGCCTACTGGACACCACGGGCAAGCTCAGCGCCATGCTGGAACAGATCGTCCCTCTGCTGGAGAGCGCGCAGCACGCCGGCATCACCCTGACCCTCCCCGCCTCCGCCTGGCACGAACGGACCCAGGTGGCGGAGGACGAGGGGCTGCTGGCCGACGGCAAATACCGCTATCTGGTATGCGGGGACGCGTCCTGTTTTATGGCGTGCAGCGAGACCGGCATCAAGGCCGACGATATCACCACGAACGGGCAGATCACCTTCCACTGCGAGATCACGCCGGAGGAGGACCTGACCGTGAATATCATTCGACTGGAGGTCGAGCAGAAGCATGAGTAACGCAAATGTTGGCAAGGTCTTCAACATGACCGGCGGCAACGGCGGGGGCGGCGCTCTGAAGCTGGAGACGCTGACCATCACCAGGCAGCCGAATACGACGACCTACAAATCCGGTGAGCGGTTTAATCCGGAGGGGATGGTGGTCACGGCGGGATACGGCTACGGCCTGACCTCGGACGTGCCCGGGTACACCTGGTCACCCCAGGTATTGACGGACGGAGTGACCGAGGTGGTCATCAGCTACAACGAGGGCCGGGTCACCAAGACGGCCAGCGTACCGGTCACGGTGAAAAAGGTGCTGGTGTCCATCGCGGTGACCAAAGAGCCCACCAAGAAAGCCTATCAGTATCTGGAGACCTTTGACCCGGGGGACATGGTGGTCACCGCCACCTATTCAGACGAGTCCTCCGAGCCGGTGAGCGGATACACCTATCCCGAGGACGGGTTCAGCAAACTGGGTCCCCAGAGCGTGGAGATCGGATACACCTACGAGGGGGTCAGGAAAACCACCAACCTCCAGATGACGGTCAACCCCATCGAAGTGGCCGCGCCCGTTCAAAATGGAGCGCTGACCTATGACGGCGGGAGCAAGACGCCGTCCTGGACCGGATACGACGTCGGAAAAATGTCCATCTCCGGGCAGACCGAGGGGGTCAACGCCGGAGATTACACGGCGAAGTTCACGCTGAACTACGGCTATCAGTTCCCCAACGAGACGGACGAGGTCAGCGTGACATGGACCATCGGGCGGGCGGTCATCGAGGCCGTGCCCACCCAGAGCAATGTGCTGGCGGCCAACGGAACGCCCCAGAGCCCCACCTGGGACGGGTATGAGCCGGGCAAGATGACCATCGGCGGGGAACGGACGGGGACGGAGGCGAGGGAATATACCGCCACCTTTGCGCCGGACTCCAACCACCAGTGGTGGGACGGTTCCACCGGGGCCAAGGACGCCATCTGGGTTATTACCAGCGTATTGGTGACCATCCCGACCCAGAGGGGGACGCCGATCTATGACGGTTCGCCCAAGACGCCGGAGTGGGACAACTTCGACCAGGTCAACTCCTCGGTGGAGGTGACGCCGGCCACGGAGGCAGGAACCCATCAGGCGACCTTCACCCTGCTGAACGGCATGTGGTCGGATGGTTCCACGGGGAAGAAGACGGTAAACTGGACCATCGGAAGGGCCAGCATCGCCGCCGTCCCCCAGCAGAGCGGCGTCCCGAAGTATGACGGCAACCCCAAGACCCCCACCTGGGACAGCAATTACGACAGCGCCAAGATGACGGTGAGCGTGGAGGCGCAGGTCAACGCCGGGACCGGCTATACCGCCTCCTTCACGCCGGACTCCAACCACCAGTGGTGGGATGGCGAGACAGGGGCCAAGACCGCTACCTGGTCCATCAAAAAGGGCGACCAGGTGGTAACGGTGAGCCCGGAGCAGGTGACGCTGAATACGGGGGCACGGACGGCCAAGTTCACGGTGACCCGGAAGGGGGACGGGGTCATCTCCGCCGTCTCCAACAACCTGGGGGTGGCCACCATCGGGGAGGTCAACCAGGTGACGGGCGAGGTGATCGTGAACAGCGTGAATGACACCACTGGGGATACCATCATCACCGTCAAGGTGGCGGCGGGGGCCAACTACGCGGTCGGAGCGAACAAGACCGTCACCGTGAAGGCACAGTTCGTCGCCATCTACGGCGTGGAGTGGGACTGGACCGACAGCGGCTCCACCAAGGGCAAGCGCACGGACGGGGCGGCCGGGTTCGGCGACCCCAATCCGGCGGTGAACAACGGCGGCGGTTCCTCGCCCTTTGACAACCTGTACCCGTGGAGGGACATGACCAAGGTTACCCGGACCGGTGGTGTGATGGTGAAGGAGCCCAAGTATTGGTTCAAGTGGACTAAGACGGAGGAGAAGCTGAAGCTGCAAATCGCGGACGGCCCTGTTGAGGGGTTCCATGTAGACCCTGTGAATATGGACCGGGGCGACGGCCTTGGCGAGCTGGACTACTCCTATATCGGACGTTACCACTGCGGCTCCAACTGGAAATCGGAGACCAATCAGGCGCAGATGGTCAACGTCACCCGTTCCATTGCCCGCACCAATATCCACAACCTGGGGACGAACATCTGGCAGATGGACTTTGCCCAGTTCTGGTATGTGAATATGCTGTTCCTGGTGGAATTCGCGGACTGGAACGGCGAGCGCATCGGCCTGGGCTGTTCGGCCAGCGGCTCCGGGGAAAACAACGGCAAGACGGACGCCATGAAATACCACACGGGGACCACGGCGGCCAGCCGGAATTCCTACGGGTTCTGCCAGTACCGGAACATCGAGGGCTGGTGGGACAACGTGCACGACTGGATGGACGGGTGCTACTACAATGCCAACGGCCTGAATGTCATCAAGAATCCCAATCAGTTCAGCGACAATGCCAACGGGGTTCTGGTGGGCAAGCCAGGCAGCGGCTACCCCTACGAACTCACTATCTCGACTCAAAGCGGCCTGGAGTGGGTGCTCTACTCCACCCTATCTTTTGGCAGTATGACTACCTATGTCCCGGATTATTGGAGTTTCGACGGTAGTGCCCCGTGCCTGTACCATGGCGGTGACTATAACCAGTCCAAGAAATACGGGCCTTTCTACGTGGACTGTTACTACGCGTCAGTCTCCGGCTCCGATGTCGGCTGTCGCCTCCAGGAGCGCCCGCCAAAGGCGGCGTGACTTAATCCCCTGTGGAGGAGGGGGGGGGGGGAGGGGACCGCAGTCCCTTCCAC